CTCCCAATTTGACTGGCGCTCTTCTTCACACTGGATAGATCAAGTACAGGAGTAATCGTCGGCTGGAAATTAACGTCACTCGTGATTAGATCCGAGAATCCAGACAGAGATTTGCGCAAAGCCTCGACTGCGACCGTACCAGTACCTTCTGCCGCTTTCTGGACAGAACTGGACATTCCGTTCAGAGCCACGATGAGACCCTGCGCGGAAAAGTCGCCGACCTCCATAAAGGCACGGGACGGAGACTTGATGCCGAGCTTCTTCTTGATGGCCTTGACCATCGCATCGGCGATCTTGTCCATCTGCTTCTCGATATTGCGTTGCTGAAGCTGGAGACCCTTGACGAGTCCCTCGGCAGATTTCACCGCAGCGTCGTAGAGAGCGCTGGATGCATTGCTGCCGAGCTGCTTCGCAGCAGCATTCAGCTGGCTGTCGAGACTGTTGACCTCGTTGACCGCGTTCTGTCCGCCGGCCAGAAGCTGATTGGCGAACGGAAGCGCGTCGATACCCTTGGACAGAAGCTGTTTGTAGGCATCGTCGTTAAGACCGAGCTTGCGGAGCCTCTGAAGAGTATTCGCAAATTCCTTGGTCTTCTCGATCTGGGTCTTCAGATCAGACTCGTAATTCGCAACGGTGGTGTCCGCTGAGATATCCGGCAGAACAGAGTACTGCTCTGTTGTCGACTTCTTGAAGTCGTCGCGAGTCTTCTTTATGTCAGCAAGAGCCTGCTGAGCATCCTTGACCTTCTGAGTGTACTGATCATACTTGACGGTCAACTTGTCAAGGGCTGCGTGCTCGTCCTTGAGGTTCTTCGTCAAGTAGTTATAGGCGGAAGCCGCCCTCTTGCGCTCGCTGGCTGTAGCCTTGGAACTCTTCGACAGATCAAGAAGCTTCTTCTTCATACTGTCGAATACCGAGTCGATCTTGGACTTGTCGCCACTCATCAGACCAATTCGGAAGCCCTTATTGACGTCCTGACCGATCTTGATGAACACCTTTGAAGGTGAATGCGAATCCAGAATGCCCTTGGCTGCGTTAATCGCCGAAGAAGCAATGTGCTTTGCAGCGGAAATAACGCCGCTAAGACCACCGGCCAAGCCGGCTACCATGCCTTGAACAATTGCCTCACCGAGGTTACGACCTGCTGCATTCATTGCCGCGGTGTTTTTCCGAATGGCATTGGCTACACCATTCACGAAACTGATGACCAGCTTAACACCAGCGTCGATGACTCGGCCAAGGTTCTTGTTGATGCCGTTGAGGAAGTTCACAACGACATTTGTTGCCGCTGTGACCAGCTTTCCGACGTTGGCTGCGATACCGTTCAGAATACCGGTGATCAGCCGCATACCTGCACTGACCATCTTCGGAACGTAATTCGCCAGCGCCTGCAGCAGCATCGTGAGCAACCGCAGAAGCGTGATCACGATCTTCGGTGCCAACGTGTTGATCGCATTGATAAGTGAATTCAGAACCGTCGTTATCGCTCGGGTAATGGCCGGACCAGCATTGGCGATCACTGCTGCGAATGCGACAATTCCTAGACCGATCTCCTCCATTAGCTTGGGGATGAGACCGATCAAGCCACCGACAATACCCACCACAGCTGCTGTGGCCGCCGCTCCAGAAGCCGCCAGAGCCGTAAGACCCGTGGCGAACAGGAACACACCACCGCCGGCCGCTAGAAGACCGACACCAAGAATTCCAACAGCGATACCCAACGCGATCATCATTGGAATAACCGGAGTCAGCAGTGCTGCGGCAGCGCCGAACACTACAAATACGCCGGCCAGCATTACCAGACCCTTGGCGATACCTTCCCAGCTCATTTGACTGAACGAATTCAGTACTGGAGCCAGAACCGCCAATGCAGCAGCGATGATCAGGGTGGCTGCGGCTCCCGGAAGAGCTCCAGTCATCAGAATCATTGCCGCGGAAATGACACCCATGGTTCCAGCCAACAGAACCATCGATTTGGCGATTTCTTCCCACGAATATGCTGCGAAGTCGGACAACACCTTGGCTATTTGCTGTAGAGCAATGGCCACGATAAGAACGCCAGCCGCAGAAAGTGGAGCCGTGGGAGGAATGACGATCAAAGCCGCAGCGATGATTGCCATTGCGCCGAGCATCACAGTCAGACTCGAAGCGATATTCGCCCAGCTGAGTTTTGCCAGTTCCGACAGGGCATCTGCGATCATACCCAAGGATATAGCTACCCCGAGTACACCTGCAGCAGCCAAAGGCGCTGTAGGCGGAATAAGCATCAAAGCACCGGTGATGATGGCAAGAGCACCTGCCAGCGAAACCAGACCCTTGGCCACTCCGCCCCAGGAGAGCTTCGAGAGGTCGGTAACAGCGCTGGCGAGGATCTTAATCCCTGCCGCCAGCAGTACGATTCCCGCACCTTGGGCGATACCGCCCGCATCCGCCTTTGCGAACATGGTGAAGAGAACCAGTGCACCGAGAAGTGCTCCGACGCCTACAAGACCCTTTGCCAGATCGTTCCAGCTGAGACCCGAAAGGTCGCTTACTGCACTTGCCAGGATTTTGATTGCCGCGGCGAGAGCGATCAAACCGAGTCCAGTGGAAATCATTCCCTTGGGGTTCGGCATGAACTTCAAAGCACCTACGACGAGCCCCATCGTGACGGCAAGACCGGTGAGACCCTTGGCGAGACCATTCCAGTCCAGACCAGACAGCTGTTTCACTGCCTGAGTCAAGATTAGAATTGCACTCGCTAGTAGAATCAGAGACCCCATCACGAAAGGAAGTTTCGCGAACCCTGCGGCACCGATAAACTTCTGGAATACCGCAAGTGATCCTATAAGCTGAGCAAATAGGACAGAAAGGGCACTTGCTGCCTTGGTGAGATCCTCCGGGTTAATTTTCGCCAGGATGCTAAGCGATACGGCAAGAATACCGATTGCCGCGGCGATCTGAAGAAGAGTCGCGGCCTTCAGAGTAGACTGCATCGTGGCGAAAGTGCCGGTCATGTTCTCGATACCCTCGGAGATGGCATCGAAAATCCCGCCGGCGCCACCGCTGAAGGTTCCTAGGAACTTCTTCACGATGACGAACAGACCAGCGAGGAGACCGGTGTTCAAACCAGCAAACAGAGTCTTGAAATCGAACCCTTCAAACATCGAAGAGAGATCGATTCCGATGCTCTTAAGTCCGTTGGAAATCTTCGTGCCCAACTGGGAGAAGAAATCGCCAACGTTGTGCATTACAGTGAGAACGGTTTCCCAAGCCTTCGAAACCACTTCGCCCAGATGTCCGAGCGGCTCAAGCTTCGAAGATATGCCGGCAACACTCTTCTCGACATTCTTAGAATCACTGTTCTTGAACAGAGACCCCAGAAGACCAGCAAGCTTCTGAATAAGCTTGATGGGGATCGCGAGGATCGTGCCTAGACCCTTGAAGAAGTTGGTGATTCCGTTGCCTTCACGGATTCCATTCCGGAGAGCTACGAGGAAATCACCGATCTTCGCCGTGAAGTTGAGGAAACCTCCGGAGCCCTTTACGGTGACTCCGATCAAATCAAATATAGTTCGAACTACGCCCTTGATAACATCGGTCGCAATTCCAAATACTGCAAAGACGCCCGCAAACGTCCTTTTGATCTTGTCTGCTGTTTCACTCCCGATCTTGAGCTTCGCAGTGAAGCTCTCGAAGTTCTTGGTCATGTCGGCAAGTTGTTTGCCAGTGGTGGCTGGGAATATCTCCCGGAAAGCCTGTCCAATAGGCTTGAGAAGAGACCCCAGAGCCTTGAACGAATTCGTCAGGCCACCAATGAGAGCGTCTCGCCCGCCGAGCTTCTTCCAGTCAGACAGCATCTTGTTACGGGCATTGGCGGAATTGCTAACCAACCCGTTAATACTGTTACTGATCCCAGTGAAAAGACCCTTAGCCTCGGTGAAGTCACCAAATATGAGCTGCCAAGTGGAAGTCCAACCGGAGCCGATCGCTTCCTTGGTTGTGTCCATCAGCTGGCTGAAAGTCTTGACCTGGGTCGCGGCTTCCTTGGCCATTTTGGCTTGCTTCTGGATAGCCGCGATCTGAGACTTGTTGAAGCCTTCGGCCTTTAGCTGTGCATCGGTGAGGTCACCGGTGAACTGAGCCAGAGTGTTCGTCAGAACCTTGGAAGTCAGCCACGATTCCTGACCCGGCTTGGCCGTGATGGATTCGCGGAAAGACTTTCCATCGATCGTGACGTTTTTCATCTTGCCGGAAAGCTTGACAGCACCCTCGCTGAGGGTTCCCATCTTAACTGCGGTCTGGGCAAGCGCACGTTGGAATACCGTACCGCCCATACCGGCATTGACAACCGAGTTCCAGTCCTCAAGCGATACCCGACCTGCAGATATGGCCTGAGAGAGCTGATACATGGCTGCCGAAGCCTGTTCCGAATTGGATCCGGAAAGTGCAGCCAGGTTGGCAATACCCTTGATTGCCGCGGTCGATTCCTTCAGCCCAACACCAGCGGCCGTGAAGGTACCGATATTCCGGGCCATTTCGGAGAAGTTGTAAATCGTCTGGTCCGCGTAATGGTTAAGCTCATTCAGAGCGCCATTAACGTCCTTCAGATTTGTACCGGCTGAAGCCGTGTTCGCCAGGATGGTCTGGATCGAATTGAGATTTGTCTCATACTCGTGAAACCCAGATATGATGGGACCGAAACTGAACGAGTTCAGAAACTGAGAACCAGCTTGAGCCGCTCTCGCACCGATGCTGAGAAGAGCACCACTTGCGATGGTTCCGAGAGCCGAGAACTTGCCAGCGATGGTTCCAACAGCGCCTTCGATGCGGCTGATGGACGAAGAAGTCTTGTCTGCCGCGCCGACGGTCTGATCCAGATTGCTGGTGAAACGCCCGAGTGAATCCCGTCCCGAATCCATCTTCGATCCGAAACTGGTTACGTGCGAAACCAGACCTGAGAACTTATCGCCGAGTTTTCCGAGTATCCCCTGCGATGACTCGACCTTCTGACTGAAAGTCGTCGCCACGGTAGAGGATTGCTGCATGGTGGAAGTGAACTGGCCAAGTGAGTTCCGGCTTCGAACCATGTGTGAGTTGAATTGCTCAGCACTGGTGGAAACCCCCGCCAGACCCTTTGAAGCACCCTGGAGCTGAAGGCTCTTGTTGAGCCGGTTCAGAGTGTCAATAGTCTGTTGAACACCACGCTCGAACGCGGCATTCTCAAACTTCATTTGAACAACGCGCTCGTCGATAGAGCTCATGCGGAGGTCACCGCCTTCCATACTTGTTCTGCGATGCGGTCGAAGACTGGCCTCATAGCCGGATTGATGTAGTCACGACCTTGAACGTATCCGCCTGTTCCCGTGCCATGTCCGTACTGCAGCATGATTGCAACGGGAAAGCCACTTTCCACATCGTGGTTTGTCCACTTGATGGTTACTGAACCACTGGAATGTTCTACTTCGTACCCCCAGGATTCAGCAGCCAGCCCGGAGTCAACTGGAGTGCCAGCGATCAAAGCCGATACACCTTGCTGGGCGTATCCGTCCAGGGAATTGAACAGGTCTCCCCTGGACATCTTCCGAAGAAAGGCTTCGGTCCGCTTGGTGGAGCCGCTGACCGTAAAGCTGACCAATTCGGCTCCCATTTTGACACTCCTAGAGCGACTCGTCGACGATGGTAGTCTTGGTAATGGACGTTTGCACAAACGTCGGGGACGATGACACCAGAGAATCCACGAAAGCCTGAACAGCAGCGTTCACTGTTTCAGAACTCAGACCACCTGAACCACCGGAAATCTGAAACACGAAGTTTTTGTATTCGGCTTCTTCGTTGGTGTCGGCTACGACTACCTGAAAGAAGTCAGAACCATTTCCGACATTGTACGTCTTCTGAAGAACAGTCACTCATTTGCTCCACGTCAAGCAGCGGTTTCGTACGAGAAGGTACCCTTCAACGTATTACCGCTCGCAAAGGTAAATGGCGAAATTGAGTCGAGATCGCCACCGATTCCTGAAGCCAGCGAACCAGCCGAGAATGAAGTGATGATACTCAGCCCTATCTGGGTTGTGGACACCAACTTCACTCGGGCGAATCCAAGGTTGGTTGCACTCTGGAAAAAGTCCAGAACACCCAGACCTTCATCGTTGTTTCTCGCCGCAGGGAACGGCGTGGGGAGTCCGAACCACCAGTTATCAGACCCGGTAACACTGGAGCCGAAGTTCGTAGTGCTGCCGAATACGATGTTGAATCGAACATCAACTTTTCGACCAACCTTGAAATAACGGCAGTCGACCGTAGCATTTCCGAATGAAGGAAGATGTAGACCCGTCTGTGTAGTCCAGGTCGGAGTGTACGAAACCCACGCACCTGGAGTGAAGTTTTCCTTACGCCAGGCCGACCAACCAGTGGCACTGTCTGATGTTCGGAACCAAACCTCAGGATAGTTCGAACTTCCCGATACATGCTGCGTGAAGGTCTGACGAGCAAAGTTTGAGGTATCGCTGTAGGTCAGAACCTCACCGGCCATACCGCTGAAATCCCACGATCCACCGTTTGCCGTTGTGTAGTACAACCGCGAATGTCCGAGCGGGTACGAAGACATTGCTGTGGCTTGAGTGAAGGCCGTATTGTCCAGATATGACATGAAACCCATCTCACGCCAACCTGTCCAACCACCTCCACCGTTACTCACGTGCCAGGTTCGCATCCACGCCTTGGGGATCTGTGTACCGCCAGCACTTGCGTAGAACGTCTGCTGACCACGATCCGACGTGTTGTTTGTGGAAGTTACTACGGCGCCGAGACCACCGTTGAGTGACCAGCCAGAACCGCTACTCAGTGACATGGTAGAAATGCCAGTCGGGTAAGATCCCAAACTCGCACTTTCAGCCACACTGTTGCTGGCGAGAACCTTGGTTGCGAGGAGACCAGCAGGAGTTACTGCTCGGACAGCATCGGTTCCCGTGATGGTTTCAGTCGAAGTAGCAAGTTCAACTACGCCAGACTGAGTCGTGGATGAAGCTGTGACTAGACCGCCATCGGCAGTAGTTCCATCGTACTTGGTCAGGATCAGGTGACCGGCGGAATCGAAATGGGCACCAGTCACCATTCCGTTTCGAATGGCTGTCATAGCCGCGGCGGTCATTCCTGTGACGGTTGCCATGGACCGCCTTTCTACTCGGAGCTGATTGTGTAGGTGTCCTCATCGATGAAGCTCGCAGTACCTGAAGTGATCGAGAATGTCTCGTCATCGAGCATGCGAATTACATCGTACGGGGCGGTAGCCGTCCACGTTCCATCGCCATTATCAGTGATAGTGAGCGTGGATATGGTGTCGTACGCGGCAATTACTTCGTCGGGGGTGGGAAGCCGAGCCAGGTCTTCGTCAGTGCCATAGAGAATATCCTCAATGATCGACATAATCGCTGGATCGGTGGTCCTCGAATCGATCACCACGTGAGCAGTCGGTTTGAAACCAGGCATAGCCGGTGGCGTACAGGTGAACTTCCAGCTGAAGTCGTTTAGATCAGTTCGATCCTTCATACTTTCGTTTGCACGTTCTGATGGAGCCACCATAGCGTTGTAAACGATGTGGATCTTGTACCCAAACGACTCAGTAAGGTCGTTCCCTATCGCCGTTCGATAGCTGAAGCTGAATGGCTTCCTTCTCTGATGAGTGAAGAAAAGCCCAGACCTGACTTGCTCGGATCCGTCGCAGGCAGCGAATTCGTCCGGGTAAGTATAGGCCGTGATTGTTCCTTCGAATTCCTCCAGAGCGGACAAAGTGAGATACTTCGTTCCATCCTGATAGAAAGACTTGGAATCTCCTCCAGAAGGGGACTCGTTGACGGAAGTGAGCCCGTACCAGGGCACACCGGGAAACCCATCGACATACAGAACGCCGCGGTCAACACCCGCTTCGTAAACACGTTTCCCAGCAGTGCTCCAGTCGATTCTTGTC